GATGTCAATTTCACTGGTGTTTTAGCTGGCGCAATTCACAAAGTCACAATTCGCGGCGTCGTTCAAGTATAAGGGAGCTTAAATCATGGAAAAATTCAGTTTCAAGAATTGTTCTGTCACGTTCGGCGGTCTGATATTGTCAGGATTTGCAGACGGTGACAATGTTGTCGAGATTGTGCCGAATCAAGAAATGTTCGCGTTGATGGTTGGCGCAAAAGGCGACACGACAAGAACCCAAACCAGCGATGAAAGCGCACGCATCACGGTCAATCTGTTGCAGACGTCGCCGAGCAACAAAGACCTTGAAGCGATACATTTTGCCGATAAGGAAACGGGCGCAGGTATTTTGCCGTTGCAGATCGTCAACCTTGATGATGATGCAACTTATTTTTGTTCAACTGCTTGGATTATTGCGCCGCCGACAATCACGCTTGGTCAGAATCCGAACGCGGTTTCGTGGGTTTTTGAGGTTGAAAAAGTTGAACGAGTTATCGCGGGGGCAATTTAAATGATGGAGTTGTACGAATTCGATGTTCAAGATAAAGACGGAAACGTTCACCAATACAAAGCAAACGCATTGCCCGCGACTGTCGCCGCGACAACCATGATAAAGATTTTAAAGATGTTGACGGGCGGCGAAGCAGACAGCACAGAAAAATTAGGGCTTGCGATTCTGTCAAATCTTGACGCCGAAGAATCTGTCGACATTGCCAAACGGTTGCTTGGAAAAGAAGTTTTGCGCGATAATAAACCCGTTAATTTTGATCAGGATTATCGCGGGAACATCAACGAAATGATCAAGGCGGTCATGGAGATCATAAAATTCAACTTCAAGGATTTTTCCGAATTGGGAAACTTGTTAGGGGGAAATCTGGATTAACAGGTTTTCCCGACGCGCCGAAATTAAACTGGTTGATATGGTCGCCCGTCGTCGAAGGTTTATGCAGTTACACCGAACTAGATTCAATTTTATCGTTCAGTGATTTAATCGACCTTCACAAGATTCTGTCATATAAAACAGCTGTCAACGATTGGCAGATCAAAGAGCAGGAAAGGCAATTAAAACATGGCGTCAATCGGTGAATTATTTGTCGAATTAGGGTTTGAATATAACGACAAACAAGCAAAATCTTTTGAAAAGCGCATCGGAAGCATAGGGAAAGCCGTTGCAAAGATCGCCGCCGCCGCAGGTGCGGCGGCTGTCGCGATGGGAGCTTTGACCATTGCGAACGCAAAGTCAGCCGAAGGAATCAGCGACGTTGCAAAAGCGGCGGGCGTGAACGTAAAAGAATTGAACGCAATGCGTCAAACCTTTTACGAAATGGGAATGAGTGTCGAAGAAGCCGACGCGCAGATGATCAATTTCAACAACGCGCTTCAAGGGTTCGATGATAAGAAACTGGCACAAATAAAAAGTCTCGGAGTTGAAACAAAAGGTCGCAGCGCGGCGGAAGTTTGGCTTGATACGATTCAGGCGTTAAGCAAGTACGAGGGCAAAGAGCTTTCCGTTCGTGCTGGTCTGGTCGGAATCGACCCTGCAACCGTCAATCAGATGCTTGCACAGCCGCACGTTATGGAACAGACATATCGCGCAGCATTTGACAATTCAGCCGCCGAGGGAACAATCCTTTCAATGAATGAACTGATGAGTCAGTTCAAACAATTTACCTATTTATTAAAACAAGTAACAATGCAGATCGCAAACGGTTTCAAGCCCGTCGTCGAAAGTATGATGAAGGGTACACTTGATTGGTTTGTTTCAAATAAAGATTCGTTGATTTCAGGGCTTGAAATGTTCGCCGCAGTTCTGAAAAATATTGCTGTAAGCGTTGAATGGGCGTTCGGCGTTATTGGGAATCTCGTTGATGGTTTTATGTCGTTTTTTGCAGAGCTTGGCACGGCGTCGGCTGGTGGTTTAAAGGGCATATGGGATTGGATGAATAACACCGATGGCTCACACGGGTTCGGGTCGCGTCTGGAAGCACAGCCGAGCGCGGGCGGTGTTACAAACATAACCATGACGAACAGCGTCAACGGTGTTTCTGACCCGCGCTTGGCGTCTGATTTGCTGGTCAACAAGATCGTCAAAGGCGGCAAACGTGGTCGCGTATATGCCGCAGAATAAGGCGTTAAAATGCTAAACGATATTTTGAGTAACAGCATCACAGAAAAAACGCTCGGTTTGTTCTTTCAGATCAACCGCCCGAACATTGTCGGTGCGGTTTCTTTTGACGCGTTTATTTCTGAATCGCATAATATTACCGCTGACATAACGCAGATTCCGCTTGAATCTGGCGCACTGGTGACTGACCATATCATTTTCAAACCGTTGATTCTGAACATCACGGCGGTCGTTAGTAACACGCCTTTGCGGTATTTCGGCGGGCTTGACAATCTGCAAAAGGGGGTTCAGTTAATAAAAGATGCTTTTACATTGTCAGGTGATTACCGACAAACGTTCGCGCAAAAGGCATGGATTAGTCTTTTGACGATGTTCAGCGACGCGCAAGAACTGACCATCACGACGGCTAATTCAGTTTATCCGAACATGGTCATCGTCGCGATTGATACGACCAGCGACAAAGACACGTCAGAAATTCTTGAAGTCAATTTGACCTTTCAGCAGATTCAAAGGCGCACGCTTGGACATTATGAAGATGGTTTGTTGTCAGAGGGGATTCATAACCGCGCGGCTGGTCAAGTTGATCTCGGCGCGGTGTCTGTCGTTCCTTTTGATCAATTTGACATGTTCAATGTTATAGAGGGGCTTTTCTCATGAACATCGTTCAGTTGCAGGTTGAAAATTTGCCGAGTCACAAAATGACGACAGGCATTGATAATATCAGTTACACGTTCAAGTTCAGATATAATCAATACCTTGATGTGTTCGTTATGGATGTCGAATCAGCAATTTTGACCGTCAAGGGCGTCGCCGTTCGTGCTGGAATCGATCTTTTTGAAAATTACGGCGTCAAGTATAAGTGTTTCTTTTTCGATCGTTTAGATCGCAGCAACGATTCAAACATGGAGAATTTCGGCATCACTGGTTTTGTTTATGTTTCATGGGATGATGAATAATGCTTGCGCGTGCTGTATGCTTAAAGATTAAAAGCGCGGCGGGTGGAATCGTCGTCAATGACCCTGATATAATGCGGACGAATCAAAGTCATGGGTTGCGTATTTCGTTTGATGTGTCGATGTCAGGCGGGGCAACGAACGCGACAATCAACGTTTACAATTTGAGCAGGGCGGTCAATTCAGGGTTGTCGGCAAGAGTCGGAGAAAACACGGCTGTCGAATTATGGGTCGGTTATGGCGTCGCAAATAAGCTTTTGTATAAAGGCATATTGATGAACGTTTCGATTCAGAAACAATCAACCGATATTATAACGACGTTCTATTCAATCGACTATATTGATGACCCGCGAAAAATGGCTATCACAAGAAACTTTGCCCTGCAAACACCGCGTCAAGATGTCGCGAACACATTGATCGGTGATTTGATCGCAAAAAACCCTTTGCTTCAACAGGGCTATCAATCGCCGTTCATCGGAACATTAAGCCGCGAAACAAAATTTGAAGGGCACGTCGTCGATGAATTGCAGAAGGTTTGCAGAGAGGAAAACAAGACGCTTGCAATTGCTGATAACACCGTCAGCGTTTACGATAACAAATATGGTTCGCCAGAACCGCCCTTTATTATCACGTCCGAAACGGGATTAATCAGCACGCCCGTTGTTTCTTTGTCACAGGTCGATTTTTCGACTATACTAGATGTCAGGTTGAAGCCGTTTCAAAAAGTCATGGTGGCAAGTTTTCGCTTTAATATCGGCGAAGATCAATTCACGTCACCGATGAACGGCGCAGGGTCAATTAGTAACCTGTTACTTTTAACCGTTGCACACGCTGGCGACACACATTCGGGTTCATGGCAAAGTTCAGTTCGCGGTAGCGTGATCGAGTTATTCTGATGGATTTAGCAGAAAGCATTATTTATTTAGTCGATGAACGGTTAAAGACGTTCAAAACGACATTGAACACCGCGATCGTCGGAAACATCGTGTCGTTCAATCCTGTGACTGTCACGGCTGAAATTCAGATCGGCGTATCATTTCCGCTTGATGACGGTACGCCGTTCAACATCACAAACCTTTTGAACGTTCCGATTATGGTGCTTCAAGCGGGCGGCTTTTCGATGACGTTTCCGATCAAGGCGGGTGATGAATGTATCGTGTTTTTCTCGCAGCGTGACATTTCTCTGTGGCTGGAAAACGGTGGTCAGATTCAGACATCATCAAAACGTCAACTCAATATGAGCGATGCGGTCGCACTGGTTGGCTTGCAGTCTGCAAAAAAGAGGGTGGTCAACTATGACCCTGATAATTTGCAGATCAGAACAGAGAACGCAAGTTTAACAATCACACCAGACGGTGAAGTTCTGGTCGACACGCGAAGCGAAATAAACATCACGTCAGACAACGGAATAAATATCACTGGCAACGTTGACATTGACGGAGAAATCACCGTCAGCGGAAATATGAACACCGACGGAAAGCTAACAGTTGCAACGACTATCGACGACGGGAACGGGTGTTTATCAACTCATATTCACCACGTTGACGACACAACGAATCTGACTGACCCGCCGACGGCTTCCGCGCCTTGTGTATAAGGGGAAACGATGCAGGATTTATTTTTAGGAAACAGCCACGATATAACGCTGGTCAATAAAGATTTAGGCGTGCGGCGTGACGCGTTGACGGTCACGGCGCAGAGCATTGAAATCAGGTTGCGTTTGTTTCTTGGCGAATGGAATTTGAACACGTCGCTCGGCGTTCCGTATTTTCAAGTTATACTCGGAAGTAAAGCGGATTTCGGTTTGATAAACAGTTTGTTCATGGCTGAAATTCAGAAAGAAGCGAACGTCAAAACAATTGATCAATTCAGCATTGATTATAAAAACCGAAAATTCAGCATTGATTTTGTTGCAACGCTTCATTATGGCGGAATTTTAACGGTCGAAAATCTAACAATAGAGGTGTAAATTATGGCGGGCGTAACACCATCGGGAATTGAAATAAAACGGTTGACTGAAATTTTAAGCGATTTTGAAACCTCGTTTAAACACTATTTTGGCGACGACATTAGAACAGACCCGAACAGCATGTTCGGGTTATTCTCAAAAGTGCCCGCAGAGATCGAGGCTATCATTTGGGAGGAAATCGAAGGCGCGTATAACAGCAGAAACCTGAAATCGTCGGTCGGTGTCAGCCTTGACAACATCGCTTTGATCTTAGGTCGTGAACGTCTGCAATCAACACAGTCATACGCGACATTGACCCTTTACGGCACTGACGGAACGATCGTTCCGAAAGATAACCGTTACGAAGATGTGCTCGGTTATGTTTGGGTGCAGGACGAAACAGTTATTATAAGCGGCGGTCAAATTGATGTTATTGTTCGCTGTTTGACGTTCGGCGATATTCGGGCGGCGGCTGGAAGCATCAATAAAATTCTCGATTCTGTTGTTGGTCTGGATAACGTCAACAATGCGAATGACGCGATTGCAGGGCGCGAACAAGAGACTGACGCCGAATTGAGAAACCGCCTTTATAAATCGGTGCGCGGAACAGGCAAAGGCACTTACGACACGTTGACCGACAGTTTGATCGAACTGACTGATGTGACATACGCGCGAATTATTGACAACCCGACGGACGCCGCCGATAGTTACGGAACGCCCGCGCACGGGTTCATGGCTGTGACAGAGGGCGGCGACGATCAAGAGATTGCAGACATGATTTGGCAGAATAAGCCCGCAGGAATCGCAACAGGCGGCACGACTGCTGTTGTCGTGAAAGACTCGGCAGGGTATGACCATACGATGAATTTTGAAAAAGCGACGTTAATTGATATTTATATTGAAGTTGACATCACCGTTTTGGCTGGAACTGTAAATACCGATGAAATGAAAGCAAATATCACGACATATTCAAATGAGAATTTCAACGTCGGTGATGATATAATCGTTTCAGAACTTTATACACCGATCAATCAAACGCCCGACATCACTGTCGTTGAAATCAGAATTCAACGCGACGTGCCGCCCGCAGCGGGCGACACGACAGATATTGCAATAAGCCCGATTGAACGCGGTGTTGTTACTGAGAGCAGAATCACTGTCAATTTTATTTAAGGGTTGCCAATGTATTACGCAGTTGATTATTTGACGGAACAGTTCAAAGAAAAGACAAATACAATAAACCTGATGCAATCAATCTTGAATCAGTTTATCGCCGTTGAAAACACGATTGATTCGGTTATTCTGCGAACACTTTTCAACACTGCCGAAGGTGTAAACCTTGACCATATCGGCGACCTGATCGGGTTGCCGCGACCTGTCGCCGTTTCTGCTGGTGCAGGTCAGGAATTTTTCGCGTATGAAGGCGGCGAGGGTTTAGGTTTTTCCGATGTTTCTGGAACGGCTGACGGCGGTATTTGGCGGTCAACGTCGTTGAGTGGCGAATATATTTCTGATGATCAATATCGGCTGATGTTGCTGGCAAAAATCCAAGCCAATATTACTTACGTCACTCCCGAAGATTATATCAAAACCGTTCTGAAATTAACGGGCGTTCCTGCAAAGCTGGTTGAAAATCCTGATGCCTTTGTTGGTAGATCGACAGAGGCAACATACAGAGACGGCGGCGGGATACTGCAAACGGCGGCGGTTGATGAATTGCGTTATCAAGACGGAGTACCGCTGATTGAATCGGGGAAAGATAATTTTATTCAAGACAGCAATAATTTTGATTTGTGGCATCCATCAAATGCTATGACGTTCACACCAAACACGCCTGACACAACAGCACCGGATGGGTCAAATAACGCTTGGAGGATTGACAAAAACGCAGATTCTGCTGGTCATCAGATGACTTTGGAATATGCACCATCAGCGGTCGGTAATTGGGTGAATTTTTCTGTATTCTTGAAATACGGAAATGTGCAAAATGTTGAAGTGATGATTTATGATGTAGATGCAGGCGCAGTTGTAGAAAATATATTAGTTGACTTAACAAACGGGGATATAGTTTCAGGTGTTGGCGGCGTTGACG